CATGGTGAGGCGGGCCGCGAGTGAGTACCTGATGCACAAAGGCGAGCGCCCATGGCGCGTTCTGCGTGGCGGTCAGGAGTTGTGGGAGACTTGCGCCCCGGCCATGCGAGCAGCCCTCGCAACGCTCAAGGCGCGGGAGACTGTGTGATGGCCCGGCCAATCAGGTTGCACTGTCTCGGCTGCGGTCGCCGCAAGAATTACCCCCGCAGCATAGACCCGGATATATCGCCTGAAGTCGTATTGATCCAGTCGTCCAATTGCGACCGATGCGACAATGGCGGGTTCGGTGAGGAACACCAATTCGACGCTGATGGGAAAGAAGTTATCCCTGAATGGGCGCGGGAGACTGCATAATGGCTGACATCGACGCGAAAGCGAAAGAACTGGCCGAGCGAGTTAGCGATTTCGGAAGCATGACGCCGTTTTACGATACAAAGGCTATCTGCCGCGAAGCCGCCGCGTTCATCCTCTCACAGGCAGAGACAATAGCAGAACTGAAAGAAATCAGTGGTGCGACGACTGACGTGCTGGAATACATCTTCGGCCTGAAGGACCGCACCGAAGCCGCCGAGGCCGAAGTAGCACGGCTGACGGAGGCGAGCGCTTGGAGGCCGACCCATAGGCATAAAAAGACCTGTGGCGAGTATCAACTTGATGGCTTCGCTGAAATCCAGACGAGCGAGCCATTGGGTGACTATGCCAAGGTCGCGATCTATAGGTCGTGGGATGGCAGGACGTGGGTGCGCCCAGTCAAGGAATTCGCTGACCGTTTCGCCGCCCTCGCCCGCGCGGCAAAGGAGGGGCAGTGATGGTTGAGGAACTGACGCTCGCAGACCGCCTGACCCACGAAGAACTGACCCGGGTCCGCGAATGGTGTGCATCCCGAGAGGCCGACAAGCCCTGGTATTCCGAGTTTGGTGACAGCCCAAAGTTGCTGACCAAATGCGACTTCATGGTTGCACTCATCGACGAAGTTCTCACCCTCCGCGCAAGCAAGGAGCCGTGAGATGGCGCCAGCAAATGATAACAGGCATCTCGCAAGCCTCCCGATGTTTGCAGCGGACAAAGACATAGCAGCCGCTATAGTCGGTCGTGTTGGCGCAGAGCGATGGATACGCGAAGTCCTGCCTACGCTAAGAGGCTTTCCGCCGATCGACGCCAGGCATGGCGGCCGGCCTGTGGCGATGGTCGTGAAGTTTTATGAACGGTATCTCGGATTGGCCGAGGAGCATGCGTCGCGAGGCGCCAGCGGCGAGGAAAACCTGGACGTATGGAAGCGCAAGAAGAAGGCCGCATAGCGGCTCCCGGACTGAAATGGATAAAGCGCCGCGCATCGCACACGCCAGTGTGGGTTGCCTCTGTGGACGGGTACACGCCGCGGACCATTAACCTATCACACTTGCGGGGTGATCCCGATAGGCTGCGGACCAGGTGTGCCTCACTGCAGAACGAAATGTATGCGTGGAAGGAAGGCACAGATGGCACAGGCGATGGCCTGGACGGTACGCTTGGTGCATTGCTAAAGAAGTACCAGTCTGACCCTGAAAGCCCATATTACAGTTTACGTCCCGGATCCCGTCATCCGTACGACCACTACCTGTCAAAGTTGATCGACGGCATCGGAGGCGTCAAACTTGGCGCGATTACGGGCAGCGACCTAAAGCGGTGGCACGGCGTATGGTCGGACGGGGGAGAGAAGCTTGCCGCAAGCAAGATGCAGCGAGCCGTTCTGGATGCTGCCGTGTCATACGGGATCATGTGCCGCGTTAAGGAGTGCATCGAGCTTCGCGAGGTACTAAAGGCAGCCAGCCGCAAATTACCGTCGCCAAGGCGCCGCGAGTTCACAGTCACAGCCAAGCAGGTCGATGCACTACGCGCAGCCGCTCACGCGGACGGCCGACCGTCATCCGCCATGACTTATGCGCTTGTGTTCGAAACCACGCTGCGCCTTTGGGATGTGATCGGCCAGTGGTGGCCACTCGACTCGCCGCTGATTAGCGACGTGACCAGCGAGCGCATGGGCAAGAAGTGGTTTGGCTTGCGGTGGGAGGACATAGACGAGAACCTGGTGCTCCGCTACATGCCGTCAAAGACGTCGGCCAAGACCGGCATGTCGGTGACCTTCCCGCTTGATCGCGCGCAGATGGTCGTTGAGGAGCTTGCGCATTGGCCCGTCAGGACTGGTCCGGTCATTGTCAGCGAGACGACCTGCCTACCGTTCTCGTCAAACTACTTCGGCGAGTTCTGGCGCAAGGACCGCGCTGCGGCGGGCATAAGCCCGAATGTGTGGGCGCGTGACCTTCGCGCGTCCGGAATTACGGAGGCTCGAGCCGCTGGCGTTGCCACGGACGACGCCGGCAAGGTTGCGGGCCATTCCGGAACCAAGACGACGTCGGCTATTTACGATCGCGCGAATCTAGAGGCGGCGGAGCGGTTTGCTGACGCTAGGACAAAGAAGAGGGGGAAGGCACAATGAAGATTGGCGACAAGTTCAAGTTTGACGCAGAGGCACAGCGGTACACTGTGCGTGCTTGCAACGATCGGTTCACAGTTATGACGAAGCCGTTCAATGCGCGGAAGACCTACCTCTACACAATAACAGACAACGAGCGCGGCGAACGCGGACCGTGCGACCTTATCTTTGGTCCGCCGTGTGACTTAGACAACTCGGACGGCGCAGCCGAGGCGCTGGCTATGTTGGCGTCTGGCGAAATGGCAGTTAGCTATCGTCGCGGAATTCCGCTTACGGAAGGCGAGACTAAACTCCTGCTTCCCGCCGACCAGATTGCGAACGCAGCGTGAACAATTCCCGGTAACGCACGGCGCAATAAAATAACGCGTCTAAATCTTTTCAAACACTTAAAGTTAACGCGTTGTTAGCGTTGCTGAAAAAATAGAAAAGCGGAAACAAGGCGTTACGGGATGCGCGTTACCCCGCGTTACCGATGGCGTTATAGGAGGATGATTTGACCAGATTGGTGCACGGCGATTGCCTAGAGTTTCTCTCGACACTGGCGGATAAGTCGGTGCATTGCGTGGTGACTTCGCCGCCATACAATCTGAATAAGCAGGCAAGCGGCGGCGGATCGTCTAAGCGCGGATATGACGGATGGTATCCAGACGATCTCCCCGAACTCGAATATCAAGCGCAGCAGCGCGAGGTCGTGGCTGCACTTAGCGCCAAGACGGTCGGCTCTGTGTTCTACAATCACCGCATCCGTTATGCGTGGCACTCTCGGAACAAGCATCGGAACCCGAACAACATCTATCACCCGCTCCACTGGCTTGGTGATTTTCCTATCTGGTGCGAAATCATTTGGGATAGGGGCGGAACAACCGGACACGCCAATGGCCGGTTCCGGCTTTCCGACGAGCGCATCTATCAGATCGGCAAGCCGCACGTATTCCATGACCTCGGCATGACAACCATTTGGCGTATCAATCCGTCGCGCAACGAAGGCCATGTCTGCACCTTCCCGGAGGATTTGGTTGAGCGGTGCATCTTGTCGTGCACGAATCCCGGCGACACTGTTTTAGACCCGTATATGGGCAGCGGGACGACTGGTCTTGTCGCTAGCCGCCTTGGCCGTAAATTCATTGGCATTGAGAGGGACGCGGAATATTTCAAGCTAGCATCGGCTAGGCTAGAAGCAGCGAACGACAATCGCGCGCCCGACCTATTCGCAGAGGCGGCTTAGTTATTGCGCAAGCAATAACAGGCCTGTTCGACCGCAAGCCCTTGATATGATTGAGCAGCGTTATGGCGCGTTACCGGGTGAAAATAGGACTTGCGCGATAGGACAAATTGACCTATCTATGTCGTATCGAAAACGGGGATTCGGAAATGGCTTACGTACCTCACCTCTTCATCGGAATTGGCGCGGATCGGCACTTTTACACGCTGCGCGAGACGTACATGCATGTCACCTACATCGGCGGTAAGCCGTATCAGGAGACCCGGTCGTTCCATCATTTCAATCTGTCACAGGACGCCGACGAAGCATTCGCGAAGGCTCAGACCGCAGCCGATAATCTGGCGTTGCGCCTGACCACAACGCGCGACGGCCTTGACACAGCAATGGGCGACATAAAGCGAGCCAATGCGGAGGAAATGGAGCGCCGCGCCGAACAGGCCCGCGTATGGGAGGCCGAACGCCAGGCCATGCGCCACGCTGCTAATCTGGAGAAAATGGACCTGATCGACTCCGGCGTCTTTGCGTTCGGCCGCTTTAAGGGCGTGACGTTCGCAGACGCGGACCCGTCTTACCTGGAGTGGTTCGTTGATCGCCGCGGCGAGTTCGAGGCCGGGTCGCTACTCGAATATACTGCAAACGCCATTCTCCGCCTCGCGGCCGACCGTCTGCCGGCCAAGGCGGACCCGGACGCAACTCTTGGCCACCCCGGCGAGCGTATCGAGACGCCCGTGACCATCACCCGGCAAACTTCGTTCCACCGCGAAAGCTTCAGCGGCTACGGCGAGGAAAAAGTTTACGTCACGACAATGTTGACGCCCGCCAAGGTTTGCCTTGTGGTTGTTTCCGGCGCGTTCACTGCCAAGCCTGGCGCCTCGTTCGTGCTCCGCGGAACGGTTAAGACGCATCGAGATTACAAAGGGCAAATGCAGACCATCATTCAGCGGGCAAAAAGGGTTGAGGCGCAAGTCGAATGCAGCCTAGCCGCATGACACCCGCCGACTACCGGGCCGCGCTACAGCGGCTCGGCTTGAACCAGACGACGGTTGCGCCGGTCTTGGGCATAGACGCCCGCACAAGCCGCCGCTACGCAGCCAAGGGCGCACCCCCACCCGTCGCCCGCCTGCTCGCCTACATCGAGCGGTACGGGCCGGAACTGGCAAGAGAGATGATGGAGCGCGAGGAGAGGGATGAGCGTGGAAAGTAGAATGATGATTGCGAAGCGCGACCTAGATGCTGGCCAGGTTGTTGGCCGCGACGATGTTCGAGAAATTACGTCGCTTGACCGGGCGGCAGCCTTCATTGACGAGCGCATCAACGGCGGCAAGTTCTACGAGCCGCAATGGTACACAGAGGAACAGCGCGAGTTATGGCGCAGCCACGCCGCCGCCATAATGCACTGGCTAGCCGCCGACGCGGCAAAGGAGGAGTGATGGACGACTTGGAGATAGGCGAAATGGCTGACGGTTACGCGGAAGAGATAGCCGACCTCCGCAAGACCATCGACGCGCTCGTGGCGGCGCTGACCGAAGTAAGGCCCATCTTGGCACGAACAGATGGCATACCAGGCTCGCACGCCGAGGCTCGTCTCGCCCGTGTCGACGCCGCCCTGGCTCTCGCACGCGGAAAGCCACCAGAGTAAAACCACGCAGCCACCACAAACAACCAACCAACAACCAACTGCAACCATCACTCCACAAGCCCGCCTCGCCAACCGCGAGCGCGGGCTTTTTGTTGTGCCAGCCAGACAACTAGACAATTAAAAACTTGCACTTCGATTCAAATGGTGCACGGTCGTCATCAATAATAAAAAGCATTGCAGTGGTAATTCTGGTCCGGGGTCGGCCAAAACAGAAGGGACGCGACAACTTGGAGTTATAGCATGGAAACTGCGGGAATGGCGTTCCGAGAGGACGTTGTTGAGGAGGCTATAGAGCAGACAGGCGAAAGATGGACATTCCATCTAGGACAGTGCGTATCACACCGGGACCATCCGATGCCTTCGCTGGTTCTAACGAGGGTGAGGACTAGCCACGGAGCGGAGATTTACGGAATACGATCGTTCGCGTTTGATGATGCGAGGCGGGATCGCATGATGTTCGGAGACATGCTGGTGGACGTCAAACCTGGCAGCGAACCGTGCGAGGAATGTCTGCTATACAGTGCGGGGTTGTGTCCGTCGCAGTAGACTTAGAAGCGCGGCCGGTTGCAATATACGGCTGGCCGCGTTAATGCTTCCCGCGCAACAGGGGACAGAACATGGTAGCAGGTAAGCCGGCCGAGCCGACAGCGCGGACAGCGATTACGACAGTGGCCGGAAAATCAGCAGACGACATCCGCGCGGAGATCGCCGCGCTCGAGAAAGCGCTACGGCAAGCCGAGGAATCGGAACAGCGCGCCGCACAGGCGGGCAATGCCAAACGCGCACTGGCGCTCATTGCAGCCATGCGTGCCGCTTACAAGGAAGTCGAGGCGCTATTTCCAGGCACGTTCGAAGGTGAAAAGTGGATTGGCGCCGCGACGGCACAAGCCTGGCCGCGACCGGGTAGGTTTAAGCGGCTGGCCGACTTGAGTGAGACGGAAGTGGCGAACGCTACGGAGCGTGGCGTTAAGGCTGTGTCGGTGCTCTAGCCGCCCGGCTGTGAGGCGCGGGCGGCTTTGGTTGGTTAGGCTGACCAATCGTCGGTTATTTCACGAACATTGGTCGCGCCATTGTAGTCGACGGCGAGCGAACATCCTCCGCCATAGTACCCATTGGAAGAGTTTCGGTAGACGATATCGCACACACCTCGCTCTGTCGTAATCTTGACGCCGTATGCCTGGTCCTCCTCTTGACGTGTCCTGCCGTCTTTTGGCTCATCCAAGTCGATTCTTACTGCATCCTTGACGACTACACCAAGAAGCGCGTCTACGCCTGTAATATCTGCGAACCACGTCTCCGAGCAGCAATCAGCATCCGTAACATAGTGCATCTTTCCGGAATCGGTCTCGAAGATAAGGACGCCCTCCGGATATTCGGTGCCTTGGTCAGCCACGCTGATTTTAGTTACGATCTTGCCAATCAGTTCGTCCATCACCCACCCCCAAACACCTGCTGCACCATCATCCTCGTCTCCCTTTCCAATTCCGCCACCGACGTCGCCGAAATCGTCACGTCCGCTTTCACCAAAGCCTGCACAGCGTCGCTCTCGACTCCGATAGGCCCGACATGCCCCGGACGCTCCAGGCGCACCACAAGCCCGCCCTGTGACCGGAACCAGTCGGCTTCGTACACCAGAGACTCTACGACAATCAACCGGCCGGGCTTGCGTGTACGGGCTGCTGTAATTTCGGCGCCGAGGGTCCATTCGACGCCCATGTCGACGCCCATGAACTTCCCGAACCGCTCGAGGAAATACCGCGGCGCAACTCCGCCCGGCAGGTATTCTGACGGCTGGTCCTTCAGATCGCCATAGACCATCTCCCATGCTGTTTCCGAGTCAGCGCCGATCGCACAGAAGTACGCCTCGGCGGCTTCCTTGCCAGCGTCGAATGCGTGGCACTTGGTGAATGCGTATTCTTTCTCCAATAGGTTAGCCACAGTCGACTTGCCGACATTGCGCAGGCCGGTTAGCCCGATCATAGACGGTCGGGCCGTTGGTAGGCGGTTGTCGTTTGCGGGCTGGCGGATGTTGCCCCATGGTGAGTAGGATTCGATGGCGTGGGCGTTCATTGGGTGTTCTCCGATAGCCAAATTATCGTAAACCACGCAGGTACGATGAAACCAAGCGCAGCAACCACTAGAGCATCAATCGCGCCGGATTGGATGGCCGCTGCGGCCACGGTGCAAGCTATGGCCAAGAAGTACAGCGTAGCGGCAAGCACCACCATCGCCGCTCGATTAGTGTCCTTCTCCATCTAAACCTCCTCCTTCTCACGTTCCTTAACCGTACAGCCGTCGTCTGGTCGCGGGCCGCCAGGATGCAGCGGTCCTTCTGGCGCAGCCGGCTTGTATCCATCTGGATCAGCCGCAATCGCCCGAAACACAGCAATCGGATCCTGCACCAGTGGACGAAAGCGGCTAGCCCGGAATGGCTGGTCGACGTCGCCCCAAAACTTGCACGTCCCGCGATCTACGCCCTCGACGCGAACGCCAAGATATTCGCCGTCCAGATAGTGGTTGTAGATTCCGAGCCAGCGGATTTTATACACCTGGCCGACGACAAGCTCCGGCGCGATAGTGGTTTTTTGAGTCGGGTCGTAGTCTGCCTTCACGCAAACGACTTCCTGGCCGACATAGAATTTGTGGGTTGGGTCGAAGTCTGTCATCCGTCCACCTGTCTGTCAGCCCACAACTCCGCGACGTCGGCAATGCGCTCCATTGCAATCAAGATGCGATTAAAGCGCGCTTCCATCTCGTCCTGGCGGTCGAATTCGGCGCTGCGGCGCTCCTCGGCGCGCAACTGGTTTTCAATCCGAAGCCGCTTGCGTTCGTCGTATTTCTGTTTCGGAGTCATGCCGCCGCCCTCACTTCTGCCGTTAAGTGGTAAAACCAGTCCAGAAACTCCGCTTCGGCTTTTTCGGGCGGCCAGAACCGCAACATCATTCGCAGGGGATTGTCGTGCTTGCCGTGCCATTCCATCGGACTCATGTTTTGACGTATCTCATCAGCCAAGATACGGTTGTCTGCCGCATGGACTTCGGCTGGCATTTCGTTCGGCAAGCCGAAACGATCGCACACAGCAGCCATGACCGCAGCCTCTGCGTCCTTGTAGCCGGCCAGGTGGCGCTTGAGCGGGCGAGGCACGTCGGCAAGGTATGCCTCGCTAGCGTCGTGCAAGAGTGCCCATAGGGCGTTTGCCGGCGACACGAACCGCGCCATAATAACCGAGTGCTCAGCCACCGAATAGAACCTCTGACAGTGCCCGCCATAACGGCACTGCATCGAGAGGCTGTGCGCTATGTCCTCAATGCAGATTTCATCGGCGCGAGGATCAAGCGGCCAAAACTTTCGACCTGTGTAGGTCTGCATCCAGTCGCCCTTCCTTGTTGTTTCGGCAACAAGCGGCGGCGTGCCGGTCATCCAGCCTGGATTATCGAGTGGAGCAAAAGTCTCCAGCGCCGTCGCCTCAGCCTCCGTGCGCTCGACATAGCAGCGAGCAATGGTGTCCAAATTCTTAGAGATTGACATCGACGTGCTCCAATTCTGCCAGGCAACGGAACTTTGTGCCGCTGCGCTCAAATGACATCGACTCGTGCCAGTGCCCGAAATACCATTCGCGCGGCTGGTGCGCGGCGAACATGCGGTCCAACGCTACTCTGGTTCGGCTACCGTCCTCAATCCGCCCCTTACGGAATGCCGCCAGGATTTCACCGGCTATGCTGTCAGGGCATTCGTGCGTGAGGACGACTTCCGGCTTGATGGCTATATAGTCGTCAATCATGTGCTCAAGCTCGGCGTAGCTGCATTCCTCGTCGGGCCACCAATCCAATCCTTCTGTGCGCCACTGGCGATCGATGCTCACCGCGCCGCCAAGGCAGTAGATGCCTTCCAACACAGTGCCGTCCGGTATCCAATACTTGTGTCTGCGGCAGACATCGGGGTTGTCGTGGTTGCCTCTGATAAACAAGTGCCGGCCCGCCGACATGGAGTCGAATGGTGGATTCGTGAGTGACTTCAGTTCGCCGCCACGAAAGCCCATGAACCCGACACCCATATCGCCAACCTGGATACTAAACGGCACTTCGCGGATGATGTCGCGATATCTACCGAACTTTCCGTGAACGTCGCCTATGATGCGAACTTGCATCACGCCACAGCCCTCCGTTCCGAATTATCATTCGCGGCAAGCGGAGAATCGGTCATAGCCACGCGCACGCGGCCGGTCTCTCCCATTGCGGCATGGTAGGTAATCGTCTGTAGCGATCGCCCTGAGATAAAGCCCGCACCGTAGTGCCACGAATCCTGCGGGATTGGCGCCTGGTGCGACTCGCACACAACTCCACCGCCCTCCGTGACAAAGCCGGACTTGTGGTGGACATGGAACCCGTGCGCATACCGGTATCGAGTGGCGCCCCACATTTGCGGGCGCCGGCTGGCCATGATCTGCGGCATGTCGCGCAGCTTGGCCTCGTGGCCGTGCGTCGCGGCAAGCATCACCTCTCCGTGATGGTGATAGAAGAACAGCGACTGGTCAAGGTCGACATACACACGCGGCTCGTTTCGATACCATGCGCTCATATACCAAGCGACGGCCGGCGCCGTTTCCTTGTCGTGGTTCCCCTTTAGGTTGCGCACAATCACCCGGTCGTTATGGCGCAGCGCCGCGTCTATCGTCCGCGCCATAAGCCTGCCTGCGACTTCAACCGTCTTGACGTGCCTGCCGTCGACGTCGAGCTTGTTGTGCGACTTCTCCGTCTCGTTGTTGTGGTTGTCTGCGTGCGTCAGGTCGCCGCCGCCAAGCACGATTGCTGTGCCCGCTCGCGGCGAGCGGGCAATCGCGTCCTCGATGCTGCGCCCGATCTCGCGCTCCGCAATCTTCAAATCCCAATTGGTGTCAGTTTCCCGATGCCATGCGAACATACCAACGTGCCAGTCATTGCATGGGATAAGATTGAGGATGTCCTCGTTGCAGTACGGCGGCGGCTCGACCGGAGCCGCGTATGGCTCGTAATCGACAAATGCTGCCTTGAGCGCATCGGCTATTTCTGTCGCAGATGGTCCCTCCGTTGGCCGGCGCTCCATGTGCACCTGCTGCGTGACGCGACCTTCCGCGTTCACCCATGTAGTGCGCCCCTTGAGCGCAAGACCGTCAACCGGTGCAAACCGCTCGCCAGCCGCCTTGCGCTGCTGCACGATAGTGCCGTCCGCAAGCTTTCTTGTGACCTGTCGGATGGCGTATCCTGGCATGACGGGATCCAGCGAAAGCAACCCACGCTCCGCGGCGATCGACATATGCCGGCGAACGGTCTTTTCGGAGATTCCTAAAAGGTCGGCGGCCTCCTGGTTGGTGGATAGGTTAGTGCGGGCCGCTACCGTGGCCTGAATTTGGGAGTCGGTGATGGGGCGGCTGGGCATTCAGGATTCCTTTACGCTGTAGGCGAGTATGTCAGAGTCGCCATCTGCGACAGACTCTCCGAAGTGCCTCCAGTCGAAGCAGGCAGCCAAATTCTCTTCCTTGTTACCATTGCGCAAAACAACGGTGACGCGCGTGTCCGGCGTCACCGGGCGTATTTCCCCTCCTCCCCATTTTATCAATTCAACAAATTCACCCATCACGCAGCCTCCTTCATCCCGCTGTTGCCGTCCGCAACAGCCGCTTCCTTCTGTTCATCCAGCACGTCGGCCAGTTCGGTAAAGAGTGCGGCGGCTGCGCGGAGATCTGAGGAGTTGAGTCCGACGTAATCGTCCATGGCGCCAATAAATCCGACGCTCACGTAATGCCCGTCAGTTCTTCCAACCCCCATTGTCCCATAAACACCAGGCACAATCTCGCGCCGCGTTACCGTGCGGATGGCGGTGGTTGTTGCTGGCGCAACAACGAGTTCAATGTCGTCGGATCGGACTAGCCAACCAAGAGCGTCGGTCGAGAAAGTTGTGAACTCGTCGGTTGTCATATCGTAGTGCGAGTTGCCAAGCGTAACAATCTTCCCAACAAGTCCGCTGGAGTCACTGACGTCGTTTCCTTTGAATGCACGATGCCGCAACACACGAACCCTATCCCCAACCTTGAATTTCGCCATCACATCACCTCCATAATCTGTTCAGGAATCTTTGCCTCATCCGGTGCAACTGGCGGCTCGTGAAAATCAGACTCGCCACCCTCGCCCATGCTCAACTCAACGCCATCGCCACCGTCCATTGCCTGCTGCAGGTCGTTGGCATCGCCGGTGGTGTAGGGCAGCCGGTAATAGCGCGGCGTCGGCCCGTCAAGCAGCACGTAAATCGCGCCGGCGTCCGAGTCGGTCGGAACGTCGATCCGCGCGCCTAGCACTGTGTATTCGCCGGCAGGCAAGCCGCTAGCCGGGTGGCCAAGCGGCAACTGCACGACGAAGTAGGACGCCACCGTCGCCACCAAGAACGCCGACACGGTAGCCGCCCGCCAGCCGGTATCGAGCCGCGACCACACTGCGAACGTCGTCACAGTTGCCAGGCAGATCGTCAGCACAAGCCAGGCGGCAAGGTAGGTCATGGCAAGTCCTCGATTGGCTCGAGATTGAGGTAGGCGGCGAGCATGACGCAGCCAAGGACGCTGAACGTGACCGCGACGATGACTCCAAGCGTCCAGAGTTCGGCGTGAAGGGCGGGAGTCATGCGGCGTGACACAGCGCGTAAACCACGCTGCCACCGTTAAAACGTTCGATCGTCGTTGTGAGTAGGTCTGCCACAACGCGGCATTCCTCGTAGCTGCGAAAGATCGGCCACCAGTACTCCACGGTGTCCCCGGCGAAGTTGACGTAATTCATGATTAGGGTCCAAGTCATTTCGCGCTCCTCAATCCCTTGAAAACCTTATTCACACTCCCCGGAACAACCTTGCCGTCAGCGTTTAACCGAAACCGAACAACTGTCCGCTCCTGGCCTTGCGAGAGGGTCAATGTCTCCGAAACGAACAATCCCGCCGACACGCCAACCGGGCCGAACCGTATTTCAACCGCAACCGTCACGTCGCCTGACCTGCAGGAGTAGCAATGCAGGTTGGCGACATACTCACCTTCCGGCAGACCACGGCTGTAGGCGTTCTCGTAATTCATCGGCAGACCATCTCCGGCCGTGCCTAGATCGTCACGCAACAGGTTAAACAGCTTCCCACCCCTGTTGCTGTAACCGACCGCTTTTGCCTCGCCCGGCCCGCTAACCCAAAGATCAACATCAACCGGACCCTCCGGCCACACCGCGCTGATAATCATCTGACCTGGCGCCTTGGTGTCGTCTTCTGTGGGCGGCACAGGCGGGTTGACCATCAGCAGGAGAACCAAAACCATGAGAAACAAGAAGTCTTTGAACAGCGTGCCGTTGCTGGCGCGGCGGCGGGTCACTAGCGAATATCCTCCAGGTAAGACGCCGTCGCCGTTTCAAGCATCAGCCTGTTGGTCTGCGTCCAAAGCGAGGCAAAGCCGCCAATTATCGTCGTGCCGATCGCCACGCGAATGCCCTCGGTAATCATCGCCTCGTCGCCAGTGAACTTGCCGCCCATGGCGATGTAAAAGCCAATGACAGTACCGAGCAGACCGAGTTCAACCAGCCAGTTGGCGATGTCGCCAATATGCGTGTTCTTGATATCCATCTTGGCTGCCTTGCGGCGCATGTAGGTGATGGCAATGCCGCGAAATGCTCCTGACTTCCGCGCGTTTATCTCATCGCTGACCTTCTTCGCCCGAATGAACGTACTGGCTAGTCCGACCGTAAACAGCCCGGCAATCACGTAGCTGAGCATGGTGGTGTCCGTCGCAAAGACCGGCGCGACGTAACCCTTCGACCAGGCCCACGCGAGCAGCGAAAAGCCGCATGTGTTGGTGATGGCAAGGCGATAGAGTAGGAGGTTTCGGAGCGGGGTCATTTCGTCACCTCGATTACTAGCATGGCTGGCCACACGATGGCGCTCCATGCCATTGACACAACGCAAGAACTGCGGTCGGCCATCGGGCTTTTATCGCACCTGAAGTCCACGGAAAGCGCGACCCCAAGGAGATATGTCAGCGCGGCAGTAAAAAGCCATCTCATCTCACGGCCTCCCACTTTGGATTAAGTGACTTGCAGTGCATCCTCCACGTAATCCAAGGCATCTTCTGGCTGCCGTTAGTCTTGCCTCCAGACTCCATCCAGAACTTCAACTCGCGGCCAACCTCGCCCATATACGCGGAGCACTCCTCCATCGTATCGAACAGTTGCGTCTCGATTTGCGGGACACCGTTTGGATTCATAAAGTACAGTGCGACGAACATTGTTTTGAGCATCACGCCCTCCCCAACAATCCACAGACCGCGCTCGCCGGAACAGCAAAGCCCATGCCGCCTGACGGTCCGCCGTAAGCCATGACGCCAGCCGTAATGCCGATAACATCGCCGTCAGCCGCGTAAACAGGACCGCCACTCATCCCTCCGATAGTCGTCATGTCTGTGATGAATGCCGCTTTCCACTTTGGCGCCATCTCTCGCACCTTGCCGGACACATATCCGCGCATGGTGATGAACTCGACGCCAGCCGGGTTGCCATTGGCTGTAATCAATTCGTCAACGGCCGGCTCGCGGCAGGAAAGGCGCGCTGCGGCAAACCGCCGTGGGTTGTCGGGTCGAACGGCCGCAATGTCGTAAGCAGCGTTTACCCAAAGAACCTCCGCGTCCTGAACGTCGCCAACGTCCGACTTGATCTTGATGGTGAGTGCGCCATCAACGACGTGTGCGTTGGTGATGATTACGCCGTTTCCGATATAGACGCCGGAGCCTATGCCTCCACCGCCCGCGACAGTCGTTTCGATACGCACACCAGAGCCGGCTGTACTCCCTGTATCAATCGGTCGATTGGCTCCTGCGCAGCCAGCAAGAGCAAGCGCAACAGAGGCTGCAAGAATCGCGCGCATGGCGGCTCCTTGGGTTAGTGGTTGCTGGATTCGCTGCTAGTAACCATAACAATATGCCCGATTGCATTTTCTGTCAAGTTCAAAAAGGCAATCGGGCATATGCTTGCCCATAAACGCAAAAAAAGCCCGCTCGCCGGTTAGGGCAAGCGGGCTTGGGTGGTGGTGTGTGGTGGTTACTTGGTCGTTCGCGACCGTGGCGTAGGGCTGTGATAGAGACCGTCAATGCGGCCTCCCATTTGGTCCACGGCGCTTTTTACGCCGTGAATTGCGTCCATGATTGGCTCGATGGCCTCGCGCATTCCTTGCTTAGTCAGGTATGTTTCTGCAACATGAAGTCTGTGGTCGGCCAGTGCGACGGAAACCTTGTCGACCCTGTCCTCCGCAACGCTGACCTTGCCGTCGATCTTCCACCAGATTCCCCAAAGCGTGCCGCTTACAAGGATGAAAAAGCCGACGACGCCCATGATCTCCGCGCCGGTCATCGGAGCGCCTTAATGCCGGCGACGGCCGCTCCAGTGTAGAACACCCATTCGATCATGCGGCTGGCCGCGTCTTTCATTTCGCGCGTTGGCAGATCGGCCACGCTCCACGAGAAGTTGAACACAGAGTCCAGTATGACCGCTGACCACCACAATCCGAGCGGCGCAAGAAACATCGCTGCGAAACACCAGAACCACGGGAATGCCAGCTTGCTCTTGTTGAAGTCCGCCATTATGCGGACTTCCTCGACTGCCTGTTTTAGATACTCGGCTGTCAGTTCTGTGCGAAGCTTTTCCTTGTCGACTTCAAGCTCCGCGCGTCTCTGGAGAAGTCCGATTGTCTTGTCTATGATTCCGCTAAGGCCCATCTTCACCAAGAACGAGACTATGGTTGTGAACATCAAACCACCTTCTCTTTGCCACGCAGCGTATTCCAGCGCCGTTCGATCACATCGCGATAGCGCCATGCGAAGTAGCCAGCAACGGCAAGCGCAGCCACAATGGCAATCCAGCCCCAAGGAAGCCCGACAGCCCATGACAACGCGCCGATACCGCCTACGGAGCCGCCGCCCTTGGACAGCGCGTCCTTGGCCGCCTGTGCATCCCTGCGAAGTTGCGCGAGCGTTGCCGGCCCGAGTACGCCATCCGCGATAAGGTGAGGGTGCGCTTTCTGATAGGCGATGATGGCTGCCTTGGTTTTGGCACCCATCCAGCCGTCGATCGCGCCAGGATTAAAGCCGCGCGCCGTCAGAAGCTCCTGCGCCTCCTTGACAACCGGATCAGCATCGCGCGGCGGCAGTGTCGTGCCGTTGCGAGGCTCGCCTTCTGGTGCCGATCTGACGCCCGTGTACTTGCCGGTAAGCAGCAGGACAGCTTCTTCCTTGCGGCGCCGCACAAGGCCGGGAAGCTTGCGACCGCCGGCCGTGTTGTAATGAGAAGCGAGATACGAGGCAGCGCCCTTCTTGTCGCCGGAGCGCCATCGTTTGGCCCACTCCCACGTCATAAAGCGCGCGCCGAGATTCCATGCGCCGGAGACGCCGGCGTCGAACTCGTGCTGTTTTGCGCCGGGCATGCCATTGGCAACGGCTGGCTCAAAGTCCGCGGCAAGCACTTCGCGAAACACCGCGTCGGACTGCTCTTTGGTAATCTTCGTCCTGCCGGGCTTTAGCTTGCCGAGCAACCTTGTGACGGTCGGCGCGCGGTTGGTGAACCCAACGCCGATCGTGGGCACACCGACCGGATCAAGATATGCGGTCAGCACGTCACCTTCGTGCGCGCGAATAAACGCGCGACCGTTCGCGGAAGTTTGCATCTTGGTTCCTTTATTGTGTGGCGCCCGGCCGGTACTTGTTGTGCCTGCTAACGATGAACGGCAGACCGGCGACACAAAGTCCGACGAACATCGCGACAGCCATTCCCCAACTCACTGACGCGACACAGGCGGCAAGATCGTAGTGCGCGCTGAGGTAGGCGAGGGCGTCCAATGTGGGCTGCGCCGCATAGAAGTCGTCGTGTTGGCGGCAGCAGTGCGCCCATTCGCTACCCGTACCGCCAAGCCATGTCGGCCAGCCGTCCGGCCAGCCCGTGCAGTAATCGGTCATACCGGATCCTTTTTGCTGACACCTTTTGCTGGCTCGCTTACCGATTCAGCCAGCGTCGAAGCTCGTCCGCGCAATGGTCCTGGTTTGTGAACAGCCCAACGACGCGGCAGAACAGGCAGTCGCTGCCGTCACGGTGTGCCATCCGAGCGCAGAGCGTTTGGTCCTTGCTGCCGCCTGTCAGAGCGTTTAAGACACGCGAAAGCCTGCCTAGCATTGGATTTCCTCTTGTGGTGGGCTATAGATCGCGGGCGGATTATCCCCTGCGGATATCCCGGATGACGCGATCCATACCCGCCGCGTCGTGCTTTGCGGGTTCTACAGCCAGCGCCCACAGAATGATCTTGCGAAGCAGCTTGCGCATCACATCAGCCCCTTGACGTAGTTGCGAAACTGCTGTGCCGTGACCTGCTGTTGGCCCTTCAGAACGCGCACCTCGTTGACCAGATTGAACAGAACCTTGGCGACGACTTCGATGGTCAGCTTGCGGGCATGGCTATCCTGATATCTGTCCAGCACAGCGGTGGCGACCGGTCGAACGCGCGCGTCGGCCAAGGAATAGACCCTTGAAGAACGGAATGCTGGAGGATGGCTAGTCGCTACCAAGCAATTCGATGACATAGCCTAGCAGGGTCACCGTGTCAGCGGAATCGGTCAGCGCAACTCGGAAATCAATGTCAAAGCTCGAATCCGTATTGATGGTTGCGGACATATGAGCGCTAGTATTGGCCCCGAAACCACCCGTCGAACCGGCAGACGTTCCGCCGACCTGAACCGCAACGTCATTAGCGTTGAAAAACTCCCTGCTGTCCCGAAAACTGGACGAACTCGCAATGCTCGGCGCGGAGAGATTTATGGTGGCCGCTCTGACCTGAATCGTCTTGGCGTTGCCGTTATTGGTGGCGCTCCAGATCGAGGTTACTCTGATCCGGCCATTCGGCCCCATCCAACCGGCCTTGACGGTCTTTGTCGCCAGCGTCGTGGTCGCTGTCGTACCGGTGTGAACGATGGCTGTCTGCCCTCGTTCGATAGCCAGCCATCGATCACCTGTATAATCGTCGTAGAAGCCTCCCGTCCGAGCCACGCCCCGAGTGCTGCCCGGCAAATCGGCAAGGTTGTTGGTGCCGCGTGTGATCGATGCCCCCCGATGCACAAGAAACCGTTGCCCGGTTGCGGAGCCAGAGAATGTTGCTAGGTCACAAGCCAGCGAGCCTTGGTTAATTCCAGCAAAATAGTTGGAAAACGCCGGAGTGCCGGAAAGCGTTATAGTGATCGAAGAATTGACAATGACGCGCCCCCCGACATTGACATGCCAATGGGAACCAGCGCCGCCGCTTATCGTATAACTCCGAAGGTGATAGACAATGGATTCTTCGGTCGCCTGGATATGGTCGCTGGCACATGCGCCAAAGTTGACCGCCGCGCTGCCGCCAAGGCGAACAATCGAGTGTCTGCCGGCATAGACGCCATCCCCCGCCGAAGTGGTGCGGATTTCCATGCCGTCGACATTCAAAACCGCGCCGTCGAGAGTTTCCACCGCATTGTCTGACGTAACAGACAAGATGACGTTGGAAGGCGTGGTCAGATTGCCCCACAGGTAAACCCCTGCACAATTGAGCGGCATTCCTGTAAAAGCAGCCGGTGCCGTATGGGTGCCGTCATTCAATTGGATAACGACAGCATTCCCGGCACAGTCGATGGTTTCGTATATGGTTGCAATTGCCTTAGCGCATGTGGCAAAAGCCCCGCCCGATGTGTCTGTCAGGCCATTGTTGCTGTCTGATCCATCGGTGCGGACATAGTATGTGCGATTGGCGGTCAGGACTTCGCGGCCCCCGCCGCCGCCAGAATGTGCATCCACATATGCCTTGACGCTCTGCTGCGTCGGAACCTTCGTAGCGCTGTCCGAAGCCATGTCGTCTTCGTCGAGGACAACATTGGCGAATACCATGTCGCCAGCACCATCTCCATCAGCACCCGCAGGGCCTGTCTCACCAGCAGCGCCTGTTGCTCCCGTTTCACCCTTCGCCGCTAGCAACTCCCACTTAACAGCGGCAAGATCGGTCGCGAACACTCCTGACGTATGCGCCTCAATGCAGACGTAAGATGAGCCGCCCTCGGACACAGCCTGGTTGGCTGTATAGCCCGTCGCGGTCACCCACGCGCCTTGCCATGTGATATCACCATCCGCGCCGGCCGAACCTGCCGCGCCCGCAGCACCAGCCGTTCCCGTAAGATACGCCGGTCCTTGCCAGTCCGCCGAGCCGCCGTCGCCCATCGTGTAGAAGGCAGCACGGCCCGCGCCCGTGTCATCCACAAGAACGACGAAGCCCTCAGCCTCGCCGTCGTAGGCACCGCGCGATGTAATGTCGGCAACATGCGCATCGGCCCACGCGGCAATCGCCGTCGCTGCCACCTTCACATACCGCCGGCCGATATTGTCCTGCAGTACCGTGTCGCCGTCGTCGGTCGCCGCCGACGCTGGCGCGTACCGGTAGAGGCCGCTGGTCGCCTTCACATAGATCCAGCCCCACGTCTCGAAGTCGTTGTCGTTGACGTCGGCAACGGTATCGACATGGATCGCCAGTTGCTTGATGAACGCCTGGACGTCGCCGGAGACCCAATCGGCGCCGGACTTGAACGCAACGGATGGTCTGATAATGCTCATGTTGAAGCCTTGCGGTTTTCAAAGTAGTTTGGCGCCGATGGAGGAACGACGAATGAAGAAAGTGGCTGTCTTGCTTGTGGCGCTGACCAGCGGCTGCGTTGCCGCGAACCCAGACACGATCAAGCCGATGAGCATTTCGCCTATTGCCTATCAGTCGCTGGACTGCGAGGCGCTTCAGGCGGAAGACAGGCGGGTTGCTGAAGAACTTGGACCCTTGATACGCCAGCAGGACAATAGACGCGGCCAGGACGCGCTCGGCATCGTTCTGATCGGCATATCGCCAACTGGCATCGGAAGCCCTGAATTCGCTACTCAGATCAGTCGTTTGAAAGGCGAGCGCGAAACGATTTCCGAGGCTAAAGCAGCAAGAGGCTGTACCGCGCCGCAGGCCGAAGTCATTACCAAGTTCGTTCCTTCTGCCGAACAGATGGCAGAGGCCAAACGCCGGGCGGCGGCGAATAATTAGGACGATCCATCAGAGGATTACGAGTTCTTCGACCAGCATGTCGGCAGTGATGCTGAAGTCGCGGCTGCCATCTGGACCGGATGTCCGCAGGATGCCAATCTGGTAGTTGTGAGATGCGGAGTCAGGAACAGCGTAAATGAATTGCAGAACGCCAGTCGATGCGCTGCTGCCCGTCGTTGATGCACTGCTGATCGTTAGCACCGTAGCGAGAGCGCTTGTTCCCGTGTCGACATAAATGCGCAATTGATGATCGGTGGAATTCGGGCTGCCATCCGTAAAGGACATCGAGGCCGAAAACACAGTGAAGCGAAGATACTTGCCGGTTGTCGACTGGAAGTCGACCCCCGTGTCCCGCTGGATTGTCCCTGTCACATTGTTGAACGCGACCGCCGACATCACACGGCGCTTGATCTGCTGGACGCCCGAAGCCGCAATAGTCGGCACCCAAACGCCGGACCTGTATGTGTATGGCAGCTTGACGTCGAGCCTGTAAATCGAGTCACCCTCGGCCGGCGTGATGAACTCCCAGGCGCCCGCCGCATTCCAGCGCGCGATATCGTTCGAATGGCTGGCAAAAGCACCTGTCGGCGACGTGCCAACCTGGTACATCGTCCCTTCGGTCGGCGTTCCGCCGGGCGGCGCGTTGCGCTGGTCAACGACCTTCAGAATGGCGAAGGGATGAAACAGCTTTTTCGGCGCAATCGACGCATCCGCAAAGCCGCCCGCAGCCAGCCCCTGCGTCCATGAACCCGCCGCGCCATAGTGCCAGAACGAAGCATCATCCTCCGAATAGACGATCATGCCGACGAAGGGTGCGCGGAATATCCAGCCACGCGCGGTGTACTGCGCAACCTTCTTGGCATTGCCCGACCAGTCGGTCCCGGTCGGTGCAGCCGTCAGCACATAGGCATCGCCAAGCGACGGACTTCCCGGCTGCGCTGCCGTGGTCGCTGACAGCACCGAATCCCGAACAATGACGTCGACGCGCTTCTTGTAACGCCTGCCGGAAACTACGATGCACGAAACACCGCCATCGTCGGCCGTCGTCGTATCGCTCGCATCGTAGGCATAAAGCTCCAGATCGCCATCGGCGCCATAGACCGCCACCGCCGACCATGGCTGGATCGAAAAATCCTCCGCCGAAAGGTCCGGGTCGGTCGTGAAATAGATTCCCGCCTCGGCCAGCTTCGCGCGCATCGTCGTTGCGACGAAATTGGCGTTAAGCGGGATGGCAAGTTCAAGGGCGGTTGTCATGCGGCTTCCGCCTCCAATGTGTCTTCGTCCAGAACGAAATCTTGTTCTGATTGCGGGTCGAAGTCGGTCACGGTCGGGTCATAGCCAACCAGCGTCAGCCGGTAGCCGCGCAGGCTTTCATCCCATGCCTTTTCGACAAGCTCATATTGCCCGTTTGCCCGAGCCAGGCTGCCGGTGAGAAACACCGCGTAAACCTTGCCCGGTGCCCATGTCAGCGCCTCCAGAGAGGCACCAACCGTCAGCGTGCGGCCAATGCGCGCCTGCTTCAACGCGGCACTGGCAATCCGCTGCATGCGGCGATGATCCTCGACGAATGCGCCCCGGATAGATGCCTCGCGCGGCTTGTTGTCCTGCGTGATCAGGTCTGTGCGGCGAAGCACAGGGCCTGCCACCTCCTGATATTCCCGGTCGGGTGCGATGAATGTCGGTTTGATGATGTTGACCAGTTCGCGGTCGCGCGGTTCCGAGACATATTCGAAGCCGCCCCGGATCATCCCCATGTGCAGCGTTGCCTGCGGTTCGCGCCGCGTCCTGACAACGGGATAGATTTTCGCGCGGTCAAGGATCAGGTGACCGCCCATCGCGACCTTCATGTTTTCGATCACGTCGAACGGATCGTCGGTCGACTGGATGACACCGTTGGCTGTATGGCGCTGGAATGTCGTGCCGTCCTTGGCCGTCTCCCACTTGTCGCACTCGTCTGCTGCTGCCGCGATCTGGTCCCAATCCAGCCTGTCCGGATCGACAAGCCGGGTATCGGGCCATTGATGCGTCAGGTAGCGGGCGAGCGTGATGGCTGCGTTGTCGGTCCATGTGTGAGTGGTCGGGTCTTCCAGCACATGCCCGGCCTGCCGCGTGTCGTAGCACTTCGCCCCGCGATAGCGGATGAGCGGCTGCAAAACGCCCTGGTCGCCATAGATGCGCTTGTGATCATCGAACTTCGCCTGGAAGTCGGCGCCGAAGCCGTAGTGAGCGCGGATCACCAGTGTCGCATGGCCGCGCTGCCGGAAGGTTGCCGGCATCGTCGGGAAATCGGCGGCAATCAGCGGGTCAATGGCCTGGTCGATCGAGCCGTTGCGGAACGACGCCTTCAGATAGACATTCGAGCCATCGGTAAACGGTACGGAAGTAGCCAGCCCGGAACCGTCAAAATAGACCCGGTTGCGGTTGATGAACACACTGTCCAGCCCGTCGACCTCGTGCGAGGCGAGCAGGATGCCCATCCAGATATAAGGCTTCTTGGCCTCGTAGAAGAACAGCGCGCCGCCCGTGGTTGCCGTGCCCAGGACAAGCCGCTGCGCCGGGATCGACTGCTTAAGGATTTGCTGGATGCCGTTCGGGTCCGAGACAGGCGCGAGGTTTTTGCGAGCCTGATGTGCGGAGTAAGCCGACACGCCGACGGACAGCGCCAGCGGGCCAATCGTCAGCGCGGCCGCGCCGATATAGGTTGCTGCCGCCAGCGCACCGCCGGTCAGGCCGGCAGACGTGAAGAACAGAAGTGCTGCTGGAATGGCTTGCGGCATCAGTTTATCCTGAAAAGCTTCGGGTCACCTTCGAACGTGTCGTGCGAGAGCACCATCCCGCCCGCCTCGGAGCGCAGGTGCCAGAAACCGCCGTAAAAGAAGGCAGGCGACGCGACGATCTTTCCGGCATGCGGATACTGAACAACAGCAACGTCGAAATCGGCCGGTGCCTGAACCTGGCCCCCATGCTCGGCAAAGGCAGCCTCGCAGGCGTCGGGCAGCGCTTCGTGCCCCCCGCGGCGGAATGCCCGCACAAAGCCGCGCGCCGTCGCATATCGGCCCCTGTAGCCCGCCATCAGGTCGGAACGCCCGGAGGCTACGACCACGTCGGCAACTACCATGCAGCAGTCATTGACGCCGTAGGCTATCGGTCCTTCGCAGCAGTCCCAGAACAGGTCGAGTGGGTCGCTTCTGCCACTCATCACGGCTGTTCCCAATTGATCTGCTTGTTTTTCAATTCCGGCATCCGGTCGAAGCCGGTGTCGCTGTCAGGATCGAGCGCCAGCGATGTCAAATAGTTGCGCTGCTCTTCGCGGTCCCACACCGCACGGCTTTGCGTTTCAAGGAAGTAGAACCCGCCATTGGCCGCGATTGTCACAGTCACCGTGCCGCCCGGCTCGGCCGCGAATGACGGCTGGTCTAGTTCGCACTCGACGATCTGCTCAAGAAACCTGACCCGGTAGTCAGGACCGAGAAACGCCTTCCACACCCACGCAAGGTTTCCTTTAACCGTGGCATCAAGATAGGCCAGATGCTCGGCATCGACGCCCGACAGGCGGAACACGATGTCGGACACCTGCACCTCGGTATCGGACGCGCTGATCTGCACCGAGCCGAGCCGGCCAAGTCCCTTGACCTCAACCACGCCAGCGCCATCGCCGAAGTCATAGTCGAGCGAACCAAGTCCATCCCATAGATAGACATCGCCGTCCGGGTGCTCGACCTTGACCAGCGTCACGTCTGGCGAATTGCCTGCTTCAAGTATCTGCTGCAGCGTCCTATTCGACATAGGGCACCTCGATTGCTGAGATCGACGCCTGGCCCGTATAGAAAGCACGAACCATCGTTCCACCATCCGAGGAGCGCAGAACAAAGCGTCCTGTCGGATGCTCAAGTTCAACCCGGTCGCCGACGAGTGCCGGCTTCCACAGTCGCCACGAAATCAGGACACTCGTCTCTCCTGACGAGTCCGAAGTGGCGTCATCCATAATCATATGGAGATTACCGCCAACGCTTAGTTGGTCGCCTGCTTTGAACACCAGCGTAGACGGCACAAGCCCGGTAAGATGCAATGACGTAGCATATCGATCGGCTGCCGTTCCGACATAGGCGTAAGTTGACCCGCCATCGATGTGGTAAACGCCATCGATCAGATACGAGCCATCTACCGTGTACTCGCCCTGACTCCGAACGCCGCCCGGCAACCGAGGATTCCATATGCCTGCGCCAGCGCCGCGCGGGAGGCAGCGCAGCGGGTCGTAAAGCCGGAACGCCTTTGCCGTGCCCTCAAGGCGCGTAACGAACACCTCCCAATCAAATCGGAGATCGCCGTTTGCACCCTTGCGGAATGGAAGCAGGTCCATTTCCGCATTCCAACGCATGAAGCGCGGGCCGGTTGCGCGCGGCGTGGTCGCCCACTGCCCGGACGAATACTCTCCCTCCGGCATAAGCCGGAAGGATCCACCCTGAACTTGCAATATGCTGTCCGGCAGGTCGATGGTGGTGATCGGATATGCCAAGTCGCCACCCCTACCTAAAATAGCCCGGCCGATTGCGTGACGCGCTCTGGACGGAACGAACCGCCTCCTGCGCCAATTGCGGCCGTGCCTGTTGAATCACTACGCCCGCCGTCTGCCCGGAAATCTCCGTGACGCGCTGCGTAAACCCGCTGCTTTCTTCTGCGATAATCCGCACCACGGTCTCCCGCTGTCCCATCGCGCCACCAGACGGTATGCGACCGACCGGCCCGCCGCTTGCCATGTGCGCGATGCGTCCGGAGTTGATTGCCTCCAGCAAGCCCGGATTGCGGCTGGCTGCGGCTGCATTAACGACGTATTCGCCGTTAGACAGCATGGCTGGCACCTTATCGGACCGAGGACCGCCGGGGCCGCTCACACGGCCGCCTGACGCCATCTTGACCGGACCGCCATCCTTCAGGCCGAACAGTGCGCCAAGGCCGCCTAGCAGGCCGCTGCCGCCCGTATCGAAGATGGACGCAAGGCTGACTTCAATCAGCTTGTCTATGACCTTGTCCAAGGCACCCTGCAGTGCTTCGGCCGCGGACTTGCCGCTACGCAGGTCGGATATAAACCCGCCCATGACGTCCTTGCCGAGATCGCGTAGTTCCTCGGATGCCTCGCGGACTCGATCCTGTTTTTCGGCTAGTTTCTCAGCCTCAACAACAGCCGTGGCGTAGCCTGTGGCCAAGCCTTCGATCGACGCGCGCAACTCAGGCGTAATCGTCAGCCCGGCCTGCTGCGCCGCGTTCAGCAATTCCTGAACTGCGGACGCCTTCTCAAGCGCAAAGCCGTAATCGTTGACCAGAGGATTAAGCCCGGCCATTGCCGCCGTCTCAGCCTGCAGCGCTGCCGTGCGCTCCTTGATCTGCTCAATCTCGCGCGCGTATTCGGACTGGCGCTTGCGGCCGGAGCCTGATTTGGTGCCGCCCTTTAGTTCGTAATTGTCGAGCGAGACGGGCGTAAAGCCCGGCTTCGTCGCGACCCTGTCCGCTTTGCCAGGCGTAATGCCGTTGTTGGCCGCATAATCCCGAATGACCTTTTCTGTAAGGTCGCCCGTGGCTTCGATCTGCTGTCCGAATGCGCCTTCAATCCGCTCGCGTAGCGCCTTCGATGAAGTGATCGTAAGCGCGCCGCCAAGGTAGCTTTTCTGGACGTCGCCACCAGTAAGCATCTGCCCGACATTGTCGAGTCCGGACAATTCCGCCACGGTATTGGCAAAGTTGTTCGCCCAATTCACGCCGTCGCGGAACTGCTGAATTATCCGGCTTATCTCGTCGATAAGCGTGTCGAAGTTTATCCCGTTGACGAAGTTGGCAACATTGTCGATCGCCGTGCCAAACGTGTTCGCCGCGTTCGATGACTTATTAAACCGTCCGGCCGCATCAACCAGTGCCGTGCGCATGTTAGTCAGCCGCTGGCTGATGGTGAAAACCGAACTCGCGACCTTGTCCTGCAGAACCGCCGAGCCGACCTGGAAGGCGTCGAAAAACGCTTTCGTAGGAACGCTGCTGCTTTTTACAAGCTGCGTCAGTTTAGAGACGTCGCCGCCAGCCTCCTTAAGTCCGGCCGCAACCGCCTGCAGCAACGGATAGGCGCCGTCGATAAGGGAGTTGTATTCTTGCGCCTGTACGACCGAGCCGCCAAGCACCTGGCTCAACTGCAGTAGCGCTCCGCTGGCCTCCTGTGCGGACTTGCCGCTCACGCGCAGGGAGAGCGCGACGTTATCAGAGAACTTAAGCAAGTCATCCTGCGAAGCGCCGAGGTTCTGGGCGGCCATGCTTGCACGGCTGTAGAGCGTAACCAGATCCTCGAGCGGCGCTGCGTTTCTAGTCGCGCTATCGAAAAGCCGGTCGTAAACCTTCGTAAGTTCGTCGCCGGCCAATCCAGTGACCTTCAGCGCGTTCTCAATGCTCGTCGCCGCATCGATCAACTGCTGTGCGCCGCGAATGGACACAGCACCAGCAAATGCCGCCGCCATGCCGCGTCCCACGCCAGCAAACGAGCCGCTGACCGCCTTGTTCATCTTGGAAAAGCGCGTCTCTATCGCGCGAGCGCGACGATTGGCTACGCCGTTCGCCTTATTTAAAGCATTCTCAAAAGCCTTCGTGCGGGCTTCCAGGGATACGATCAGGCGTTGCATATCTGTGGTTGCCATTCGCGCCTGTCCGTTCTAGTGTTTTGGGGAATTTTGGAGGGCGCGATGCGCAAACTGCTGTTCTTCGCAATCGGGATTGGCGCGCTTGTGGTGTTCGGCCGGTCTGAACCCGACCACACACAAACAGAAGCGCGCGAGTCCTATCGCCTGGTCCACGCAATCGGGAATACGGAGCGCATCGCAGCAACTGGCATGACCATGCAGGCTTGCCGCGCACAGCAAGGCGAGTTGCGGACCATAGCTACAATAATCGGCGCGGGAGGCTCTATTACCTGCCTCCCAGACAGCCTTTTCGCGAACTAAAAACCAACGATGCCCAATTCCTCGAGACGATCGTCAGAGATCGACCCGCCTTTTGGTTTGGCACCTTTGCTCTCCGCATAGCCTCGCGTGGCACATATGAACTCAAACAGGCTCATTGGACCGATTGGCATCCTAAGAGCGCCAGCCCACCTGTATATCGCAGAGAAGTCGAGTTTGCCGCGCGGTAGCGCTTTTACGCTGCCGGCGGCTTCTGTTCCCCCGTGTCGGCTTCCTCTTCGCCTCCATACAGCGCTGCCATAAGAATCGTCGAGGCGAGCAACACGCTTTCGGTCAACGGGCGGTCTTCAACAAACTTCTTGGTGAGTTTGCGCGCATCCTCTTTTGTCTGGCCGCCGCCCTCCAGCGCAAGCCTGATGGTTGACACAATGTCATCCACCATCCACTGCCCGCCAGACAGACGCGCCAGCACCCAAGCCGGGCCGGCATCTGTCTTGTCCTGCAACGCACGCAGCATCTCTATAGGGAGGGCGAAGTGGTGTTCTCCGCCGCTCCATGTGAGATCAACTCCTCTCATGATTAAGCGTCGGTTCGACTTGGTGTACCATCGAACACGATTTCGATCTCCGCCGAAACCTTCTGGCCCTTCGCACGCGCGTTCGAATAGTTCGTAAGCAGTGCTGGACCGGACTCGATCTTCGTATCGCCTGAGCCGGCCTTGGTGTTGCGCAGGCGCACATTCTTTGTCGCCGACGAGTAGAACCAGTCCAGCATGTAGCCAGCGGACGACTGCGCCCACGAGCCTGTTCCGGAGATCGTGACTTCGACGGAGCGGACAGACTTCTCGATCGAAAGAGGAAGTGACTCGTCGTCACAGTCCGGGATTTCGGAGGTGTCGAGCGATGCCGTGCGAGAGATCGTGACGTCAATCAATCCGCACACAGGAACGTAAGTTCCGCTGGAGGCTACCCACTCGATCTCGAGGATAAATTCTTCATATTTCGCGGTTACTGCGAGTGCCATTGAGGCGTCCTTTTTCCTATGAAAAAGGCCGCTCAACGCGGCCCTGGTAATTGGTTAGTTCTTTGGGTTTCTTACTTCGTGGCGGAGGGTCGACTGAAACCGCCCGTCCTGCCGCCACGGCGGCCGCAATGACGTCGCGCGGTAGTTGCCGCAGTCCAGGCTGCACAGCGAACGCTACGGCTTGCTTGGGGCGCCTGTCGTAGTTGAACTGCGCCGTAAAGTTAGCCCAGGCCATCAGTGCTCTTCAATTAAGACTGACACCTGCACGACGCCGTGGTGGTCGCTGCCTGGATTTGGAATAACACGCCAAATCTCAACTCGCGTATCGACCAAGGCATGCTCTGATAGTGCTAGCGACTGGTGATTGAGCGCCTTCCGCACAAGGTCGGTTAGCGTCTTGCACTCAACCGTACCAGGCGTCCTCGACCAGATGTCGACTTGAAGCGTTGCCCGTATTCCATCGATACAATCGGCATCGTCCGGGCTTGCGTCGTAACCGCCGAACGAGATGTATGCAGTCTTGGAGCCATAGGGTGACGTCGGCACATGGTCGTAAACATTGTTGGCGATCGCCATGATTGCGGCGTTACCTGTCAGCGTCGTGTAGAACAGTCGCTGCAGTTCCTCGGCTGATGTCATTTGCCACCCGATGTTGCAGCCGTCTTGATGGCCTTGTTGATGTTGCGGGTTATGCGACCGCGGACGCGCGTTCTTAGTGCGCGGTAGGCTGGCCAGAAGAAGGGCTGCGCCGTAGTGGCTGGTATCAATGCGCCTTCGAACATGCCGCCTGCAACATGCGCCTTGGCCCCGAACTCTACGAGGTGGGCATAGCGCACCTTCGTATTGCCAGCCGTAACTATGGCCTGCTCGTCGCGTGCGGTGGTTTGACCGCCAGGCTGGCTGTATGGCGGCGTCGTCTGCCCCGGCAACGTCACATGGATGCTGTCGTGTAGATCGCCATCGTCATAGGGTACAAGGTTCTGCTGCAGTCCCGCGATCTCATTCGCGCCTTGAACGACCGCAGCCCTGCCTGCGTCTTTTGCCGCCTTCGGAATCGCCCTCAGCTTGCGGCTTAACTTATCCAACCCCTGAATAGCCATCAGACAGCCACACCACTTTCCGCCAGAAACTCCAGCATGCCACGATCGTCCGACTCTTTGGGGTTCTCGCGGATGTTGTAGATCGTTCCGTCGCGGTCAACGGCTCGCCAATCGTTGCCAATCAAGCGAGCCTGCACGCTAGCGCGGATGGTCAGGATTACCGGCTGCCTAGACTCTAATCGGGCAGCCATGACGCCCTCGCCACCGCGGAGAACCTTGCGATTCCCCGCCTGCGAAAACTGCAGCACCCAATCAGATACAGTGTTGCCGGCGCCGTCCGTCTGTTCAACCCTGCGGAAAAACGCGAAGCGCCGGTCCAGACGCCCCGCGCCCATTAAGCAGAAGCCACGCCGGGATACTGGATATCAACGTCCAAAACGGTAGTGCTAACTGCCGTTCCGATGATGCAAACATAGTCGCCGGTCAAAACATCCGCGCGCGGCGCGATACCGCCAGGATTAGGCGACTGATAGTAAGTCACGCCGGCCGTTAGCCCGTCCATGGTCAAGAGGCCAGCCTTGTGAATGCGCATGGCCTGGCCATCAGCGGCGCCGTTCAAGGCAATGCCGCGCGGGCGACGAAGCGTAGCCGCGCCGTCTGCGTCCGCAAGCTCGTAGCGGCCGGTTGTCTCGTCGAGATACACTGTCTGGCCAGCGGTAATCGTCGCGCCGGCCGTGCCGTTTTCCGTGGTGGATCCGGAGCCGGAGATTACGCCGGTTGCGGTGATCGTGATGTCTGCCATGTCAGGCTCCTGTTAGGGTGTTGCCAACTTACGCGGACCTTAGGTGCGCGATGGTTGGCGTATGTGGACGTTAATCGCTCGGGCTTGAGGCTGCTGCCACGATGCTGCCGGTCCCACTCAGCGTCAGATCCCCGCCAGAACCGGTGTTGGTAAACCACGAAGCCGCAGCGTTGATCAGTCTCAGATGCGGTGATCCATAGGCGCTGATATCGACAGGCTTGCCCGCTGAGATGAAGTTGGACAGCTCGGTCGAAAGATCGATTGCCGTGTCGAAGTC